TCTGTGAGTGTGGTAAATATATGGACAGCAAACCAACTGAAGGAATGCCAAGTCTAAAAAGAACTGAACCTACTCTAAGTATGAAAAGAGATAAGCTTTGGGAAGGAGCAACAGAAAAGATAAGAAGCAAAGCAACCGAATAAAATAAATTAACAAAAATTCTATTATATACTATGAAACAACAAGTTAAGATAAGTAAAGTAAAAGGAAACCCTAACAATCCTAGAATTATTAAGAACGATAAATTCAAAAAGTTAGTGAAATCAATACAAGAGTTCCCTGAAATGTTAAAGCTAAGACCAATTGTAGTTGACGAAGATATGATGGTGCTTGGTGGTAATATGAGATTGAAGGCAAGTAAAGATGCAGGACTTAAAGAAGTATGGATAGAAGTAGCAGAAGGACTTACTGAAGAACAAAAGAAAGAATTTATTGTAAAAGACAATGTAGGGTTTGGAGAATGGGAGTGGGATATGTTGGCGAATGAATGGGATAGCGTACAACTTGCTGAATGGGGTTTAGATGTATGGGAAAACCTAGATGATAAAGAACCTGAAGCAGGACTAATAGAAGATGATGAAATACCTGAAGTAAAAGAAAGCAAAGTAAAGCGTGGGGATATTTGGCAACTTGGAGAGCATAGAATAATGTGTGGTGATAGTACAAGCTCAGATGATGTTGCTAAACTAATGAATGGAGAAAAAGCAGATATGGTATTTACTGATCCACCTTACAATATAGCATTTGAGGGTTCAATGTCTAACAAAATGGTAAATGGTAAAAAAGCACCTGCTGATAGTGCAAATCAAAGACACGAACAAATTAAAAACGATAAAATGTCTGATAAGGATTTTTATAATTTTATCTGTGATGTTTTAAAAGAAATAAAAATAAATTGTAATGGTGCATATTATATTTGTTTTGGAAGTCAAACTTTAAATCAATTATTACAACCTTTATTAGATTTAGATATTGAATACAAGTCAATAATAATATGGATGAAAAACCAAGCAATATTTAGTGGAAAAGATTTTAAAAGTAGATATGAGCCAATAGTTTACGGAAGATTTAATGATTTTTTTAATGGTAAAAGATTTAATGAAGAAGATATTTGGGAATTTGCAAGAACACAAAAGAATGATTTACACCCTACAATGAAACCAATACCTCTTATTGAAAATGCTTTAAATTATTCAAGTAAAGTAAATATGATAGTACTTGATTTATTTTTAGGTAGTGGCTCAACACTAATAGCAGCAGAGAAACTTAAAAGAAAATGTTACGGAATGGAATTAGATGAAAAGTATTGTGATGTAATTATAGAAAGATGGGAACAATTCACAGGACAAACAGCAAAGAAGATATAAAAAAAGACACCCCCTCTTGGAGATGCCTTCATACGATAAAAAGATGGGCTTGATACCGTACCATTTTATAAAGAACGATTAAGCAAATATAATAAATTTATTTGAATATGGAACAAAATAGAACAAAGATTAACAAAGAGAGATTACTCAAAGCTTTAGAAAGTTCTTTAGGAGTAATAACAACAGCTTTAAAAGCAACTGACCTAAGCAGAACAAACTTTTACAAGTGGTTAAAAGAAGATGAAGAATTTGCAGCCAAAGTAGAAGAAATAGAAAACATACAACAAGACTTTATAAAGTCAAAGTATTATGAATGTGTAAAGGATAAAGTGCCTTCGGTTGTAATACACGCTGCAAAGACTAGGTTAGGTTGGAACGAAACAAATAGAGTAGATATAACTTCAGGTGATAAAGCTATCAATATGCCTGTTATAACATTTGTTGAAACTGATACTGAATAAGAAATACAATCCGTTATTCTCGTCTGACGCTCGTTACTTTATTGTAACAGGAGGTAGAGGTTCAGGAAAGTCTTTTGCTGTAACAGTCTTTCTTACCTTACTTACAATGACTAAAGGGATAAGAATACTCTTTACTCGTTACACTATGACTTCAGCCCACTTATCAATCATTCCTGAGTTCTTGGAAAAGATAGGGCTACTAGGATTTGATGAAGTCTTTAGTATTAATAAATCAGAAGTAGTTAATACAAGCAACAATTCAGACATATTATTTAGAGGTATCAGGACATCAGCAGGTAATCAAACAGCAAGTCTAAAGTCTTTACAGGGAATAAGCACTTGGGTATTAGATGAAGCTGAAGAATTAGTTGATGAAAATATCTTTGACACTATTGATTTAAGTATAAGGGAAAAGAACATACATAATAGAGTTGTATTAATATTAAACCCTGTTACTAAAGAACATTGGATATATAAAAGGTTCTTTGAAGACAAAGGCGTAGAAGGTGGTTTTAACGGCTTTAAGGACAATGTATGCTATATACATACTAGTTACCTAGATAATATAATAAACCTCTCTCAGAGCTTCCTAGAGCGTATTAAGAGCATAAAGCATAGGAACTTTAAAAAGTATCAGCATAAAATACTTGGAGGTTGGTTAGACAAAGCAGAAGGAGTAGTCTTTGAGAATTGGAGTATAGGAGAATTTAATCCTGATGGCTTACAGACTTCTTGTGGAATGGACTTTGGTTTTAGTGTAGACCCTGACTCATTGACTGAAGTAGCTATTGATAAAAAACATAAGAAGATATACTTGAAAGAACATCTTTACAGGAATGGGTTAAAATCACAAGAACTAGCTAAGATAATACTAGAAAAAGTAGACAACAAACTTATCATTGCAGACTCAGCAGAACCAAGACTAATAGCAGACCTTAGACATTTAGGAGTAAACATAAAACCTGTAAAGAAAGGAACTATTGAAAGTGGTATAACTCGTATGCAAGATTATCAATTAATTGTAACTCCTGAATCTATAAACATAGCTAAAGAGCTAAACAATTACGCTTATCAAGATAAAGGTTCAAAATTATATATAGATTCATTTAACCACGCAATAGACGGCATAAGGTACAATGTAATTTACCACCTAGATAATCCAAACGCAGGAAAGTATTACGTACAGTAAACTAAATTCTAACTTTTTCTATTATATATTGTATGGAAATCAAAATCAAAAAGGAAGGCAAAGTAAAAGAGTTCAAGCTAATTAATAGTTGGGAAGAAGTAACACTTGAGAAGTGGTTGCAACTGATTGACTTTGAAACAGGTACAAAGACTGAAGAAGCTACTGAAACAATAGCAGCATTATCTAACATTCCTAAGCAGTTAGTAAAGGAGTTAGCATTGTCAGATGTAGCTACTATAATGAGCAGGATAGCAGAGCTACAACAAGAGCAAGATACAAAGCTAAAAAGGATAATAGAGATAAACGGAATAGAGTACGGCTTTCATCCTGATTTAGATTCTATAAGTTTAGGAGAATACGCAGACATTGAGCAATTCATCAAGAACGGAATAGAAAAGAACCTGCCTGAATTAATGGCTGTATTGTATAGACCAATAAAAGAAAAGAAGAATGACGTTTATATTATTGACGCTTATGATGGCGATATTCGGCTCAGGACGGAAGAAATGAAACAGATGTCAGCTCAGCAAGTGCAAAGTGCATTGGTTTTTTTTTACACTTTAGGGAAGGAGTTGTCCGAGATTTTGCCATTGTATTTGATGGAGCGGCTGAAGGAAACGAAGATGCAATAGCTTCAGAAAGCTTTGCAGAGAAATGGGGATGGTTTGGAGTGATGTACAGATTGACAAATGGAGAAATAGTAAACTTAGAACGAATAACAAGATTAAGTCTTTTAGAATGTTTAACTTGGCTTAGTTATGAAACAGATTTAAACTCGCAAAATAAAGTAAAGAGAAATGGTAAACAATAAGACATACAACAATGTAGTAAACACCTTACTAAGATTAGGTGAGTACCACGAACAAATCAGTACAACTTCAGTAGGTGATATCTATGACATCAACTTAGAGAAGATGCAGAAGTTCCCATTGCTTCATATAAACCCTGTAAACGTATCAACAGGAGATAGCCAACTTACTTACAACTTTCAAATCTTTATTATGGATATGGTAAGCGAAAAAGAAGATTGGGCTAAGAACAATGCTTCAGCTAACTTCCCTAAGCTTTATAAGACTTTAAGTAATGAGCAAGATGTATTTAACGAAGTGCTGCAAATCTGTACTGACTTTATAGGAATGCTTAGACACTCAGAACAACAATCGTTACAAGGAACAAACGACATAAACGCTCCTATATACTTTACACAAGACCAATTCACAATAGAGCCGTTTCAAGAAAGATTTGACAACTTATGTTGTGGATGGGTATTTAATATTGGAGTCTTAGTTCAGAACGACTTCTCAACTTGTACAATACCTGTAACTTCTGAAGGAGCAGGGTACTAATGTTTAAAATAAGAATAGGAAAACTAACAATACAATTATTACCACCAAAAATAACTTACAAATTTTAATATGGCAACACTAACAACAACAATCACCGAAAGCGTTACAATCAATGGAGCGTTAAGAGGTTCATCAAACACTTTAACTGTAACAGACATTGTAGACACTTTTGAAAGAGTAGTTACTTGTCCTAATGCAGCAACAACAACAATAGCTACATTCTCTAGCAATGTATACGACAGTGCAGGAGCAATAGACGCTGAGAATGTAAGATACATAAGAGTATCAAACTTATCAACTACTGATGATATTGAAATAGGTGTAGCAGGAGCTGCTTCAAACTATTCTATGTTGATACCTGCAGGAAACTCTCATATCATTTCAAGAGCTGACAATGTTATGTTAGCAGAAGATGACGCAGTTCCTACTTACGGTTCTTTAGCTGATATAACAAAATTAGAGGTAAGACCAACAGCTTCAACATCTGTAAATGTAGAAATATTTGTAGCTACTGTTTAATGGACACAGCTAATTTAGAAAGATACTTAGATAGCTTTGGAAAGTATGTAGTTCAGCAATCAAGAGCTAACTTAACTAAAGGGAAAAAGAATGTAGATAAGAGTTTATACAACTCTATCAAGTTTGAAGTAGAAAATACTCCTGATGGTTTCTCAGTAAAATTCTTTATGAATAGCTATGGTTCTTTTGTAGACAAAGGAGTTTCAGGAAATAAGAAAATACAAGAGTTTGTTACTTGGGATAATAGAAAGGTAGCAAGTCCTTATAATTACAAGTCTAAGCAACCACCTTCAGGAATTATAGAAAAGTGGATTAAGAAAAGAGGAATAAAAGGCAGGGATAATAAAACAGGTAGATTTATCACTCATAAGACACTATCTTTTTTAATTGCAAGAAGTATAAAACTTAAAGGAACAAAAGGTATAAGTTTCTTTCAAAGACCATTAGGATTAGGGCTAAAGAAGTTTGGAGCAGAAATGTTAGGAGCAGTCAAAGAAGATATAATTAATAGTTTAACAACAGTAAAATAAATGGCAACACAAATAGAACAACACCCTTTATACGATACACTTCCTGTAGGTCAGGAGGTAATATTTACA